GCCATTAACGACAACTACGACACCATTGACCCGAACAGCGTAAACAACGATTTTGCGGGCATTAAGAACTGGTTCAACGAGTTTTACGCCCGCGATACCAGCCGCAAGATTCGGGCTGTCCAGAAGGCCAAGGGAGAGCGTGGAGTACCGCTGACGGTCAATGTCCCCTACGGCTATGTGAAAGACCCGGAGAACCCGAAGCATTGGCTTGTTGACCCGGAAGCGGCTGCGATTGTGAAGCGCATCTTCTCCATGTGCATGGAGGGACGTGGGCCGACCCAAATTGCGAACCAACTGTGGGCAGATAAAGTTCTGACTCCTACCGCCTACAAGTTGAGCCATGGCCGGAGCACAAACGCACCTGCCCCGGAAGACCCTTATCGCTGGGATAAAAGAGCAGTAAGTTTGATTCTGGAACGCCGGGAGTACACTGGCTGCACAGTCAACTTCAAGACCTATACTAACTCTATCTGGGATAAAAAGAGACATCTGAATCCTGTGGAAAATCAGGCTATCTTCCTAGATACACATGAGCGCATTATTGACGATGATGTGTTTGAAAAGGTTCAGGAGATTCGTAACCAGCGTCACCGCATGACCCGGACAGGCAAGAGCAGCATTTTCTCCGGTATGGTCTACTGCGCTGACTGCGGTTCCAAGATGCAATATGGTTCGTCCAACAACAGGGACTTCAGTCAAGACTTCTTTGATTGCTCTCTGCACAAGAAGAACGGGAGCAAGTGCAAGGGACACTTCATCCGGGTAAAGGTTCTGGAAGGACGTGTACTGAGTCATGTTCAGCGGGTGACGGACTACATTCTCCGTCATGAAGACTACTTCCGCAAGGTCATGGAGGAGCAGCTTCGGGTGGAAAGCACCGAAAAGCTGACCGTCCTGAAGAAGCAGCTTGCCCGGAATGAGAAGCGGATTGCAGACCTCAAACGGCTGTTCGTGAAAATCTACGAGGATAACGCCAGCGGAAAGCTGAGCGATGAACGCTTTGACATGATGAGCCAGAGCTACGATGCCGAACAGAAGCATCTGGAAGAGGAAGCACGCTCTATCCAGCAGGAAATCGAAGTACAGGAACAGCAGATCGAGAATATTGAGAAGTTCGTCCAGAAAGCGCACAAGTACGTTCATATTGAAGAACTCACCCCTTATGCTCTCCGTGAACTGGTGTCGGCCATCTATGTGGATGCCCCGGATAAGTCCAGCGGAAAGCGGGTGCAGCACATCCATATTAAGTATGATGGGCTGGGGTATATCCCTCTGGATGAACTGGAAGCAAAAGAAAAGGCGTGACCGAAGTCACGCCAAATCTGCCCCATTGCGGGAACTTTTGCAAATACTGTTTTATGGGAACTCTGCTACCCTTCCCCGTTGTCTTTGTCTTCTTCTGACCTGTCATGAAGCTGTTCCAGCACGGCTTTGATCTTTGCCGGAACAGGCAGTCCCAGATGGGACGCATTCTCCAGAGGGGAGATCCCTTCATTTGAGATGTAGAAGAAAATGGCTGCCGTCCTTAAAACACTCCCCGTCCCGATGACATATACATCAAGAATGTTTGCGATGCCGACCATAAGGAAAATCAGCACCTTACGGCAGATTCCCTTAAAACCTACTGCACTGGACAGCTTCTGGTCACTGATCGCACACATGACTCCCGTGATGTAGTCGATGACCACAAATGCGAGCAGTGCAAAGAGCAGGCCGTCACATCCTCCCAGAAAGTATCCAAGCCATCCTCCGACTGCCGTGAATACAAACTGTACTGCGTTCCAGAATTCCTTCATTGTCTTGTCCTCCTTTGATTTTTTGTATGAAAAAAGCAGCTACCCGCAATGGATAACTGCCTGATTCCAAAAAGTATTTTATTGTTCCTGTAAAATATAAGTGATCTTCATTGTCTTATCTGCCGTCTTTGTAATTGGGGCATCAAGGTTATTGATGGTTGCCAGATAATTACACATCATGTACCACCCGGACGTTGACCATGTGCCATAATCACAAAAATAGATGAGTGGTTCATTTCTTACAGGAGTCACGCTCATCGTATAACTGGAATTAAACAATGTCTGTGTCTCCGGTGGCATGATCTCATCCGTTGCCAGATTCGCAATCAGAAGCTGTTCATAACTGTATTCGTAATAAACCCGTCCGTTAATCACGAACTTCGGCACGCCATTGATGTTGGTCACATTGGTCCGCTTCAGCTTTACAACATTTGCCGGATTCGTGATCTGGATTTTATACACATCATACGGGGCATCATATCCCCTCAGCAGAAGATAGCCTTCGGTAACGAACATTCCCCAGTTCCCTTCCGTCCTGAGATATTTATCCGTGGTGTTTGTTATTTCATACTGCTTGATTTTCCAAGTGTCCACTTTTATTTCCGTTATAAGAAACTTGCCCTCTGGGGCAGTCCTGCTGTTGCTGCTCGTGCAGATATACAGACAATCATTTGACGGATCATAATTATATGACCAGTAGCCAATCTGCAGTTCCGAAGACAGTTCTGCCAGTTCGATTTCTTCGATAAGCGGTTTCGTGGTGTAAATATTATCAAGAATAGATACCGTCTTTAAAAATGCACGTCTTTTTGTGATGTGGATATGGTTCTTATCTGCCACCTTGAAATAATACACACAGTCCTTTGCCCTGTCGATTAGGAATATCAGCTCTGTTTTTCCAATCGTCATACCGGAATATCTGCTGCTCGTGCTTGCCCCTGTCCTGTCAGGGTACACATACTGAAGATTGTCTTCTGCAATGGACTGCATCAGTAAATTATCCCTGATTGGACTGGTATTTTTACTGCCGTATGATGTAAGTCCACCATTTTTATGTGTAAGACAGATGCTGGCAATCGTGCCGTTCGCCTGACTGGTTGCAAAATCATATACATATTTCACATACCTGTCTTTCAGATTTACTTCCGATTCTGTCTGGTTGAATCCGCCACGGAAGGTATTCTTTGTGTTGTTCTGCATTCCATGTGAAGCACAGCCGACAAGGTTTGCATCTGCCGGGGGATAATATCCGTCCGCATTCTCCGGTATCTCTCTGTCGAAGCACAGGATACCTCCAAGCAGTTTTTCATAATACGGCACGAACTCATTTAAAAACCTATTCGGTCTCTTGGAAAGTCCGAGTGGTTTCAGGATGTCCCTTAGTGCATTGGTGACCATATTGCTGTTCTGGTAGGTTTCCACCTCACCTGTGTTTACATCAGTAAGTTCTATTCTTGTTGTTCCCTTGAGCATCGTCATCATCTCCATTTCTATAATTCATGATAAAGGATGTAAGCGTTGCATCGCCCGCAAGCCAGAAACGGAAGGTTATCGTCTTTGCTTCCAGCAGTCCGGCATACAATTCATCCAGCTCCATTGTGAGAAAATCCGCCATCGGGGTTTCACCCGTAAAGGTCTCCCCGTCATAACTGTACTGTACCGTGATCTCTCCCTCATATTCTGCATTCAGTGCCTTGATTCCAAGAACCGTGCCGTCCGAAAGATCCGCCGTGCATTCAATATACTGTTTTGGCGGTGTTCCCGTAATCACGGCATTCAGCGGAAATGCCCTGCTGTCACTCCAGCTTAATACGGAAGGAAGCGTCAGCCCTTTTATCAGATCCCACTCCGGCATCTTTGCAAATCCATGTTTCTTAAACAAAAGTGCATTGACCTCTGTTTCTTCCAGTCCGACAAGTACATCTGCTGTTTCTGACAGCTCCTCATTTATGATCTGGTTCTCCACCGTATACAGTTTTCCGTCCCCGTCTTTTATCAGGAGTTTAAACGGGACCAACAGGTCAATCGGTGTGTATTTCACTTCAAAGGTCTTACTGTCCGCATAATACTGGAAAGTAATATCCGGGGAAGCTGTATCGGGCTTTGTGAAAGTATAGTTCTTGTCTGCACTAAAACCGAAACCTCCATCATAACACTGGACAGGAACAGAAATCATATGAAGGGAAATATCTCCCGTGTCCCAGAACAGAAGGTCATACTTTAGCTGGTAGTCCGCCCCGGATGCATTGTAATGCGACCATCCTTCCCACCGTATTTTCAGAAAACGGTAATAACTGTATAAAGTCCCTTCTTCCCTGTAAAGCGATCTCATTCTGGTATCACGGTTATCCACTTTAAGGTGCGTAGCATCACTGCCGATTCCCCAGTAAGAATCACCGTGTGCATAAATGTACGGCACGGCTTTTCCGAGGAACGTGAAAAAATCCGCACCGCTCACGGCAAGCGTACCGCCATCATAGCTGTTGCTGTCCTGTAACAGACAGGTCATATTGGTGACACCGGCCGAAAAAATATCATTTATATTGTCATAATTCATAGTGTAAATTCCACTCCTTTCACTCCGTCAAAGCCGGATATATCAACCGTTGTCCTTTCCAAGAAACCTTCATCCACTTCATCCGTCACGGCTTCCTGTGTCTGTTCAGTTACTGCTTTCAGTTCAAAGAACCCGTTTTCAACGGTAATGGTATCCGGGAACTTAACGGAAGTCTCTGCCGCGGTAATCACATACTGCGGACGGACTGCTGCGGTATAACCATTGACTTCCACCCCGTCCACCTTTGTGAAGTATGAAATATCGATCACGAGGTCTTCTGCATATCCGTGGTCGAGGGATTCCGGCTCTGACTTCTGTACATACCGTTTCCGCAGCATGAACCGTTCTTCCGTATTGACCGTGATATATCCGTTATAATTTGGATTTCCCCGCACGCTTGTAAGTACAAAGGTTCGGAGGATCTCCGTGATCCATGCACGGTCCGTAAATGCATCTGCTTCATAGTTCTGGTCTGTGATTGGAATATTCCCGATTGTCTGTGTCAGTCCCTGTGTCTTTTTGGAAGGGAATGTTACGGATGCCGTATCCTTAAACACATCAGCCACAAACGATACATCCGTAATGCTGATATTTCCAATATTCTCATTGATATTGATGCGTCCGTTCCAGTCTCCCAGTCCTGCTGCGAGTCCCTGACCGCTGATGGTTGCCCTAATCTGCGCCTCACCAATCTTAGCACTCCCGGATGATATCTTCAGATACATGGAAAATGTATTGGAGCTGTTCTCTATGACTTTCGATATCGGAAAAAACAATGTCACGACATGCTTCCCATACAGACAGGTCTTGACCGGCATGAATGTATCTATGGTTTCATTATTTATCTTATAAACAATGGACAGCTCCGGCAGTTCCGTTTCTGCTGCCACGCCTTCTTCCGGCTCTCCCCCGGTATCCGTCTTTACCACCTCCAGAAGCATTTCACACTGGAATGCTGCCGTGGTTTCTTCCGTTGCAGTAAAGTCAATATCCATCACATTCATAAGGGACTGCCCAATTTCAAACGGGGCAACATTGACAAAACTGTAAATTATGGTCTTTCCGCTTTCCACGGAATTGATAAGACCTGTAATATTCTTATCATTCTTGCTCTTGGCAGATGCAAGCCTCGGATTCTTCCCGACACATTTCAGTGTCATTTTCCCGTTTATCTTACATTCGATGCTCGTAATGCAGCTTATCTTTGTTTCATCTGCATGTCCGCCTGAAAACTTCAGGATGTCCCCGACTTCCAGTGCCGGATTCCCGATGGTGGAACTGTCAAACGGTACATAATTTATCTTCTGCAGTGCTGTGAGTATCTCACGCAGTATCTTCTCCCTTACGGATTTCAGTCCGAACTGCAGTAACGGATTGATGCCGAGGTTCATGGTAAGGGCATCGTCTTTTTCCATCGCAATGTATTCTGCCGTCTGACTGATCTGGTTTGTGGATGATACTGCCGTGTATCTTGTAACAAAGTCAGAGTAACTGCTGTCAAACCTCTCCTTCTGCTCCACGTTCCATACGGATTCATTCCCGTACCGCTTAAGGACAAGTTTTCCGTATCGGTCTATCTGGCAGAAACAGCCAAGCACCTGTGCCACATAAAAGACCATGTCACGGAAGGTCTCTATATCATTATCCGAATATATACCGAGCGTGGTCTTACCGTTCGGAAAGGCACTGATCTCCGCAACCGTCTGTGCCATTTCCACCTTGCATGCATCACACGCGGCTTTTAAGAACTGGTATGGCGTTCCGCTTGAGGATTCCAGTTTCAGGGACTTCTCAAAACGGAGCATATGGTCATAGCCTTTCAGTTCCAGTGTCCGCACCTTCCTGTTGGCTTCGGAAACTTCATAGATTCCCATCGGTATGGACTCCGTTGTCCCGTCTAGAAGTGTCAGACGGTAATAAAGCCGTACCTCGGCATCTTCCAGAGTGTAACGGTCGATCTCCGAAAACAGGCTGATTCCCATTTCTGCTGCATACACTGTTCCGAGTTCTATCTCCGTGTTACTGCAGCACTGCCATTTTATGTAGCCGGAACCCTTCACGATATCCTTTGCCGTGAATTCATGTACCTTTCCGGCTTTTGTCGTGATCGAACCGTACCACTCATATTTTCTTGTATTCTGCCTTACGGCATTTTTGAATTTCTCTGATACTTCGATCACAGCATCTGCCTCCTACATTTCTTTCAGGGTAAAGGATACCGTCCACAGTCCCTTATAGGATGTGTCCTTTTTAAGTGCTGCCTTAAATCCCGTGATATACATTTCTGCATCTTTCAGTTCCAGTGTTTCCGTGTCAAAATATTTCACTGCGATCTTCGGCATCTTGGAATATGCCGTCAGCAGTTTAAGCCACTTCGGGGACACGGAAAAAGAGACGGAAATGCCAGCCACTCCCGACCTTACTATATCCCTCTGTGTGGTTCCCGCCTCTGTTTCACCACCGGAGTCCGCCTCGACATCTGACAGTCCGATATCGTAGGAATCCGGCAGAGGCAGAGGCTTCTCATTAAAAACAAGATATTGTATATATGCCATTTTTATCTGCCCCCGCTTCTTAAGTTCGCCCTCTGCTGTGCCGAAACAATAACCTCATCAAGTGTCGTACCACCAAGGTACACAGGAATGACAATGTCACCGCTGTCCGGTTTGATATTCTCGATTGCAGAAGTAATTGCAGAAAGCATCCCGGAAATGCCTTCCGGCTGTGCTGCCGTTCCTGTTCCCGTCATGCTTTCCATGCTGCTGACCTTCGGACTGACTACCATATCGGAAGATACACCGCTTACCGCCTTTTGGATCATGCCCCGGCTCTTTTCGATACCCTTGGCAAGACCTCCCATAAAGTCAGGCATCCATGATTCATAATCCGTCAGCGGGCCTTCATCCGGCACGGAGAAGTGAAGGAATGACTTGATCTTGTCTGCCACACCCTTAACGGCATCCCCGACTGCACCGATACAGCTCTTGATTCCGTTTACGATTCCCATGACCAGATCCTTGCCCCAGGTAAATGCCTGTGAAGCAAGCCCCGTGATATGGTTTTTCACATTAGAAAAACCTGTCTTTACTGCATTCAGGACATTTCCCATCGCACCTTTCACCGCATTTACGATTCCATTGAATACGGATGTGACCGCACCCTTGATTGCACCAAGCACCGTTGAAACGGTCGACCTGATGGTATTCCATATGGTGGTGATCGTACTCTTAATCGTATTCATGATGGTGGTAATGGAGTTCTTGACCGCAGTAAAATCCCCTGTAATCAGTCCCTTGATCCCGCTTACCACGGCACTGATGATGGTCTTGATGGCATTCCATACCGTGGAAAAAATCGTCTTTATTGCATTCAGTACAGTAATAATGACTGTTTTTATCGTATTCCATACCGTTGTAATGACAGTCTGGATAATCGTCAGGACTGTCTGAATAATCGTTTTGTAGATATTGAAATACGTTGTCACCAGTGTTTTTATCACATTAAAAACTGTAGTAAATACACCCTTGATGGCTTCCCAGATGGTCGTGATGACCGTCTTTATCACATTGAAAACCGTCTGGATGATGGTCTTATACAGATTGAAATAAGTCGTTACCAGGGTCTTGATCACTTCAAACACGGTCGAGAAGATAGTCTTGATGGCTTCCCACACCTGTGAGAAGAATTCCTTGATTGCATTCCATACCGTAATTGCAACCTGTTTTACGTTCTCCCAGAGGTCGATCCAGAACTGGCGGAACCCGTCACAGTTATTCCAGAGATAAATAAAAGCAGCCACAAGAGCTGCAATGGCTGCGATAATAAGTACGATTGGATTTGCGAGCATCGTTGTATTCAGTGCTGCAAAAGCCCCCTTCACCGTATTGATGACTCCGGCAATCTTCGGTACAACCGTCATGATCGTACCGACTGCGGATATGACCTTTCCAATCACGATAAGCACGGGACCAAGTGCTGCCGCCAGAAGAGCTATCGTAACGACCGTCTTCTTCGTACCCTCACTCAGTCCATTCAACCAGTCCACAAATTTCTGCACCCATCCCACGATCTGTTTGATGGCCGGCATCAGAAGTTCCCCAAAAGATATCGCCAGACCTTCCAATGCGGATTTTAAGATAGTGATCTGTCCCTGTAAGTTATCAAGCTGTGTATCTGCCATCTGCTGTGCAGCACCACCGCTTTCCGTGATGGATTTCTGTAAGCTGTCCCATGTGCTTCCTGTATTGGCAAGCAGTGCATTTACAGAAGACAGGTCCGTCTTGTTAAAAATCGTGCCGATGATGTTGGACTTCTCCGCTGATGTCATTCCGTCCATGCTCTTATTCAGATCACCAAGGATATCATTCATTGACCGCATGTTTCCTTCGGAATCATATACGGAAATGCCCAGTGCTTCCATCTGGGCGGCTGCTTTATCCGTAGGATTCTGCAGTGACAGGATAATGTTACGAAGATGCGTACCGCCTTCTGCCCCCTTGATACCATTATTGGCAAGGATACCAAGTGCGGTATTGAGTTCTGCCGTACCGCCCTTGATGGATTTGGCTGTCGCACCAATGGTAAGGATTCCCTCGCCCAGCTGTGCAACCGATGTATTCGTGGTAGATGCAGTCTTAGCCATCTGGTCTACCATCGTTTCTGCCTCATCCACTCCCATGCCAAGTGCAGACATGGCATCCGTTACCATGTCGGAAGCATCCGCAAGGGCAATATCCCCGGCAGCTGCCAGGTTAAGTACGGTCGGCAGTGTATTACACATCTGCTCCGTGTCATATCCGGCAAGAGCCAGATAATTTAATGCCTCGGCACACTCGGATGCAGAGAAGGCTGTTTCTGCCCCCATCTTCTTTGCCAGCTTGGAAAGGGTATCCATTGTATTTACGGACTGCCCATTTACCTTAGACATGGAATCTTTTGTGATTCCCATAGTAGCCTGTACCTGTGACATGGAAGATTCAAAGTTTGCTGCCGTCGTTACGGATGCCGTACCAAGTGCAGTCACCCCGGCTGTTACTGGGAGGAGTTTCTGTCCGGCAGAGGAAATGTTGTCACCGACCGTCTTAAATTTTTCGCCTGTTGCTGCAATCTTCTGTACTGCCGTAGCGGACTGGTTCGCCTGTGTTTCCAGATTCTTTAAGTCCTGCTCTGTTTCCACGATTTCCCTCTGAAGGGCATCGTACTGCTCCTTTGAGATCTCGCCATTGGCAAGTGCCGTATTTGCCTGTTCTGCTGCGGTCTTTAAGGTAGCCAGTTTCTCTTTTGTTTCGCTGACCGCTTCTGCAAGCAGTTTATGCTTCTGTGCCAGAAGCTCCGTATTGCCCGGATCAAGTTTCAGCAGCTTGTTCACATCCTTAAGCTGTGACTGGGTGGACTTGATCTGCCCGTTCACACCTTTCAGGGCGTTCTGCAGTTTGGTTGTATCACCACCGATTTCAACGGTAATACCCTGAATACGGCTTGCCATGCCTTTCACCTCCTCCTAAAAATGGGTACAAAAAAAGGAGCATCTCTGCTCCGTAACAAAAGAAAAACACCTGCCATTTCTGACAGATGTCCTATGTAATATTATGAATTTATTTAAGCCGCAAACTGAAAGTTGTCACTTTCCTGTACTTATAATTTTTCATCAAAGTGGTTGCATCATCTCAAGAATGATTCCATCCGGATCTCTGAAGTAAAAAGCTCTGCTTTCCCCAAATCCATCTGCCCTAAAGTCGAAATACTGCGGTTCAGACAAGCACTCCACATGATTTTCGGTAAGGGTTTTGTAAACAGAATCAATGTCATCCGTGTAAAAGCATACTTCTGAGATAGATGTCGTAAACAAGTCTGATTGTTCTTTATGGATTTTGCTGTCTACAAACTGAATCAATTCAATCGGTGGTGCTTCAAGAGCCTTCGAACCATTCAAATATGCAACCCTTGCTTTACATTTTTCCTTGCGGAACATTTTATCTGTCTCTTCGCCTTCCATAAAGATTTCACCCTGAAATTTAAGCCCAAGAATATCTCTGTAGAAAACAATCGAGCGATCCAAATCAGAAACGGTTAATCCAACGTGATAAATTCTTCCAACCATATATATTCCTCCTACAATTTCTTTATTTCATCAATTTGTAACTGAGAATGTCCCAGTCGTTTTCTGCTGATAAGTATAACAGAAAACGACTGTGTTCTCAATCAGAAACGGTCGAAGTCCTCTTGTGTTGCAAGCTCGGCATACTTATAGTCATCGTTCCGGCTCTCACTGTACATATCGTTGATGAGTCCTATTGACAGCATTTCAAGGTCTGCCATCGACAGTCCTAACTGTACGCATCGCAGCAGAAACAGGGGGGTTGTCATTTCACGCTCTGTTGGACGAAGTTTTTTTTAGCTTCTACATCCGTTTTTATATTCAGCCCCCAAAGCTCGATAAGCTGTGGCAGAACCTGATAAATTGAAAATGTATTGAAATTATCAAGCCACTCCTCTGGTGTATCCGGGATGGACGGGTCTGCATGCTTTGCCATAATAAAAGCAATATTCTCAAACATCTCAAGGGAAAACATATCAAGATTCGATGATTCTTCTTTTCCGTCACCGATGCTCTTTTCAAGTAATGCCAGGTCTTTATAAATATCCCTCTGGAATTTTAATCTGTAGATTCTTGGAATGGCTGCACTCGCCTTGAATGCAACCATCTGTCCGTCAATTTCTATATCTTTTCTGATACCCATGTCTTAGTCCTCCTTATGATACACTCTTGGTTGATTTTGCTGACTGCTGCTCTGCAGTGGAAGCTGCCGGAAGATACACGCTCTTATACCAGTTATTGTAAACAGTCTCAGTTGTGGAATCTCCCGTTTTTGCCTTGACATATCCGTCTGCCATAGGTCTTGCCTTGATGGTCAGTGTTTCCGTCTGCACTTCCTTATCTTCCTCATTCGTCTTGGACTCAATGGTCGGACGTGATGCGGAACAGTTATAAAGCACATGGCGGATCTTACGGATATCACCATCAAACTCAAACAAGAGTGCAAAACTGCCTGTCTCGGAATTTGCATTCTCCACAAGCACCTTATTGGCATCCTGCTCCTCTTTTAAGATATCTGTGCGGAATGATTCAGGGATCATTGCAAGTTCAAGGTCACCATCGTATCCCTGGTTGTTATTGATCACGTAATATTCAATGCCGTCCGCATAAAATGACTCCGGCTCTCCGGTTGGATCCATGCTGATGGATACCGCACCGGGCATCGGCACGGGTGTCCCGAAGCTGACCGTGCCTTCCTCTGCAACCGTAATCGGTGCGTAATGCACGTTGCAGATATTAAATTTGACTTTATTCTTTTTATTCGCCATCTTCTATACCTCCATCTGATAAAGCACCTCATACAGATTTTCTGATTCGATCCATACTTCGCTTTTTTCATAAAAAATGCCATGCCCGTCAAGCACGGCTTCTGTTTGCTGTTCCAGTTCTATATTTTTTATATCCGTGTATATCTCTATATTCAGACGGTCTGTCTTAAAATAAACTTTCCCGTCTGCAGAGAAATTGTTGCTTCCGAGATACAGGAATACCGCAAAAGGCAGATCAGGGGATTCCCCTTCCGCAAAATGATGATAGGCATATGGAAGTCCGATTTCTTCCATCAATGCCATGACTTCTTCATGCGTCACGAACGCAACCCCCTCTCTATCTTCTGCACCAGCTCCCTGTTTCCCTTTTCTTCAGCCGGGGCAATATGCTCCCTTCCAGCTACCCTGCCCCCGCCGCGTTTTGCATGACCGTGTTCCAGGAGATGGGCTATCTGGTATCTGTCCTTAGAATGAACCGTCATGGTAAGGGAGTGGCTGCTCTCCGCTGTTTTTTTGACCGCCCAGCTTTTCTTATACCTTCCTGTCCGCTTTGGGGCATTTGCCTGTATATCCTTTTTCACGGTCTTTGATACATCCTTTACCGCATCCTTGACGGTATCCGTAGCAAGATCTGCATATTCCTTCAGACCATCCATGATCGCATCTGCCAGCCCGTCAACGGTCGTTCTTCTCTCTGCCATCTCCTCACCTCTTTGCCAGGGCAGCCCTGATCTTCACTGTCTTATTCTTATACTGCACGTTGTCAACAAATGTAATATTATAAATATTCCCACGGAACAGGATGCGGAAATGCTCCGTATCAAGAGCTGATATCTCACTGCAGTAACGGATAACAAAATCAAGTTCCGTTTCCGCATTGACCTGTTTTGCTTCCCAGTACTCCTTACCGGAAAGATTATTCACATAGGAATAACATTTATAATGGTCACTCCATACAAGGGTATGGTTTCCTGTCCCATCCTTCTTCGTGCTGCTTTTCTGTATCATGATCCGTTCACGCATGAGTTCTATCATCAGAATATCTCCCTCCTGATTCCAAAAAACAGATACTTCAATGTTTCCGTCATTGTCTTATGATCTGCTTCTTCCCGATGCTCATACAGGTAGGCAATAACATACAGTTCTGCAGTACGGACAACCGATTCATACTCTTTAAGTTCTTCCGGGGGTTGTCTTGTCACATCTAAGATCAAGCGGTCGGATGTTTCCATCAGACGGAGGATGAGTTCATCCTCGTCTGATGAATCGACCCTGAGATACCCTTTGGCTTCCTCAAGCGTTACGAACATCCTGCCACCCCTACTTTCCGGCAGCCTTGATATCAAGCGTCTTGACTGCCTCAGAAAGGATCAGCTTGCCGTCCACACGCTCGGAAGCAAGGAATCCGACCTGTCCGGTTGTAGCATAAAGCTCATTCAGTCTCTTGAAACTTCTGCCCTGGCGGTCTGCGATCCAGTAGTAACTGTAATCACCGAATGCCATGACACGGTTTCCGGCTGCAAGCTCCGGCACATAGATGGATGTGCGGTAAGGACGGTTTAAAATCTTATCAGGTTCTCCTTCCCTTACGGACGGCTGCCAGATATAATTTCCGTTTCCGTCCTTCAGCTTTCTGATTGCCTTTACGGTCGAATCATTCAAAAGCCATACCGCCTTGTTACGGTAAGGGGCACGGAGGGAATAGTAAAGATCCATGACATCATCAAACGTAATGGATGTTCCGGTGGATGTCACGCCTGTCTCAGCACCGCCTGTGGCATTGAAGATTCCGGTAGGCTTGCCCTTGCCGTCACCGATAAAGAATGCCTCCTCTTCCTTCGTACCGATCCTTCTTCCGAACTCCCTTGAGATGTACTGCTCGATATTGAACACACTGTCATTTAAGAGTTCATCAGACACCTTGATCATGGTTGCCAGCTTAAAGGCACTGATGGTTGTCTGTCCGAAGCTGTCATCAGATTCTGGGAACTGACCGCCCTCATCGATCCATGCCGCCTCACCCTTGGATGTAACGATTGGGATCTTACGGTCACCGCTCGATGTCTTGATGACGGTTGCAAGGTTACGGAAGAATACTTCCTCTTCCAGTGCTTCCACCAGTTTCTTCTCGTACTCATCTGGTACAAGATAACCGCCCTCGGAATCCGTGCCTATGGTAAGGGCATTCTGTACTTCATAGGACAGCACCTTGTTTCTCATGCCGTTCCAGAACGCTTTTCTGTACTCATCGGTTGCCCTTCCGGTCTTTGTGTCACCGCCAGTCTTGGCATCCGGCTTGTTGGTGATCGGTGTGCTTGTTGCCTTGGAAAGTTCTGCATCGATGGCAGCCTGTCTTTCCAGTCTCTCGATCTCCTTTCCGAGATT